GCCGACACGATGACCGAACTGCCTATCCGCGTGCTCAGCATCCACAGGATCAGCCAAGACACCAGTGCTGACTTCCCCACGCCCCGGCCCGACGACACGGCCCTGCGCAGCGCCTCGATCAACTCCTTGTCGGTCAGCTTGGCCCGGTTCTCCTTGATGAAGTCCCGTATCCTGCGCAGCGTCCTGCGCTGCCACGCCCGTGGCCCCTTGAAGTGCTCCAACGGCGTGTTCTTCTGCCCCCACGGGAACGCAAACAGCACAAACGTCTCCGGATCGTCCTTGATGGACGGACTCCAAAGCTGCGACATCAGAAGCTGCTCCTCCTCCGGCGAGTAGCGCATCTTCTGCATCAGTTGTTCTCCAGTCGAGGTGTTACGTCGATGACCTCGCCCTCGATCACCCGGGCCTGGGCTGCTGCCAGCGCTTCAGTGATCGAGATCGTGCCACCGAGTTCAATCTGCTTGGTCTCACCGTAGCGCTTCTTGTTGTGCGCTCCCATAAGCCACTTGCGCGTGTCGATGCGCAACTTGTCCCGGTTCACCGTGTCGTTCGAGGTGGGGTCAACCGACTCGACACCATCGGCAATCTCAAGGATCTCCCCGGCCAAGAACTCCGTGCGCATCTCTTGCGCTTCCTTGAACCGCTCATGGCGCTGCGGGTCACGCTTGACCCAGCGCAGGAAGTCCTCATACGAAATGACCCTTGGATCACCCTCGATGAGCGACTGCAGGGATCGACCCCGATAGATGTCCTCGATCACCCGTTCGAATATCTGCTCGTATTCGATGTGCAGCAACTCTCTCGCAGCCTTCGTGGGGCGAGGTGTTGGCGGGTCCGGGCACGACAGCCAGTTTGGGAGTGCACTTTCACCGGTGACAACCGTGCCTACGGATGGAGCGAATGCTTGTTCCATAGTGTTAAGGATCGTAGCACATGGCTGGAATTGTAGGAAGTAGGGGGAAGTGACCCATTGGGTTTCTACTTTTTGAAAAAAATTTCACGGGGTTCGTGATGCCGCCCCGCCAACGCCCCACCTCGCGCCGGCCCTCCCTCCCCCCGCCGAACCCGCCGGCGCCGCCCCCGGGCACCCCGGGGGCATCCTGACCCAGTGGGAAAGGGTGCGCTACCGTGCACCCAGTGGGTCACTGCACCCAGTGGGTCAGGGGTTCATGGGGGTTCGAAGGGTGCACCCAGTGGGTCAGGGTGCCCGGGTGAATCCGGGGGAATTTCCGGGAATCCGTGCACCCAGTGGGTCAGAATCAGGGTTCAGACACTGACGATGCCAAAGGTGCCTTTCGCGCATGCGACCCCCAAGATAGAGCATTTTCGAAAGGGTACTTATTTTCTGGCTTTTCAAAAACCAACCCCCAGAACCAAAAGGCACTTTTGTCATCGTCAGCGTCTGGTTTCATGATGTGAAAACCCGTGATCCCAGTGGGTCAGGGTTTCCACTGACCATCTTTTTTCATCGCACCCCTTGCAAAGACTGACCCAGTGGGTTACAGTCTAGCCATCGGTTGATCAACCGATACCCCGTAACAGTAACCGCAAAGGATCACATCATGACAAAGCCGCAAGCCCGCGAGATCGCAACCGCCCAAAAGTACATCGCTCTTGGCATGATCGACACAGCCGCCCGCACAGTCTCCGCCTTGATTCGCTCCGCCATGCGGGCAAAGGATCAAGCCGAGATCCTCGCATTCGCCGAGACCCACGGCCTGACGTCTCACCCCGACTTCATCGTCTGATCAACCCGCCCGGGGGCAACCCCGGGCACTCTGTAACCCGTAACCGTGAAGGATCACATCATGAACAAGACCATTCAATCCCTGATCAATTCCCGCCCCTGGATTGCCCACATCGACGACGAGCGAGACATTGGAAACAGCATCATTGTCACGTTAGCCGATGGCTGGCACTTCATCGATGGTGACCGTGAAGGGGTGCGAGGGTTTGACTCGTTCGCTGAAGTGAAGACCGACACAAAGCGCTCGAATGTCAGTCAGTAACCCGTAATCGTGAAGGATCACATCATGCGCAGACTCACCGTCGAATTGATCACAGCCGCCCTTGTCGCGGCATGCCTCGTGCTCCCCATTGCCCTGCACTTCTGGGGCATCCTGTAACCCGTAACCGTGAAGGATCACATCATGAACACTGCAACCGATAGCCGCACCATGATCGCGGCAACCGTAGACCGTCTCGCACAAGTGAAGGCGGAAATTGCCCGCCTGACCGCTGAGGAATCATCCTTGAGGGACGTCCTGATTGCTTCAGGGGAAAAGGCAATCGACGGCACCCTTCACCGTGCCGCCGTTTCCTACAGCGAAGGGCGGACAGTGATTGATTGGAAAACGATAGCCGAGAGGTTCAATCCCTCGCACCAGTTGATCACTGCGCACACGTCAACGGGTGCACCCTTTTTCACTGTGCGGGTCTCTGCCCGCAAGGGGGTTTGATCATGGTACGCAAGCCCTTGTTTACCGCCTACACATCGAAGGGCGGGGAGAAGCTGTACAAACCCTCGATTGAAAACGTGATAGCCCTTTCGAGTGAAGGGATGGGGTTTTGTCTCGCATGTGCCAGTGACGCTGAAGGATTCGAGCCTGACGCCCGCCGGGGGCTGTGCCCTTCATGCGGCGCCCGGAAAGTCTACGGGGCTGAGGAATTGGCCCTGATGGGTCTCGTTTTCTGAAGGGGTCACATCATGCGGTATCACTTCATCCTCGAATCATCGAATCGCAAAACCGGACCCATCCCCGTAACCTACAGCCAGCGTGAGACGTGCCCGCCATCGTGCGCACACTATCGGGCGGACTGCTACGCTGAGGATTACTACACCCGCATGACATGGGACAAAGTGCCCGCACGCGGGGGCACCCTTGAGGACCTCACTCGTTCAATCGCGGCGCTGCCTGAGGGTCAACTGTGGCGCATGAACGTAGCCGGGGATCTCCCGGGTGAGGGTGAGTCCGTTGACCCCGTTGCACTGGGTGCCATCGTATGGGCTAACCGGGGGCGCCGGGGCTTCACCTACACGCACAAGAAAAGCGCTGAGGCCATCGAATGGGCACAGCATGCAACCCGATGGGGTTTCACCGTCAATTTGTCCGCCGATGATGCGGGTGAGGCGGACGCACTGGCGGAAACCGGGTTACCCGTGTGCGCCATCGTGCCGATGGACACGCCCGAGAAAACCTACACCCCGGGCGGGCGGACCATCATCGTTTGCCCCGCACAAACCCGCGATGAAGTGACGTGTGAGACGTGCGGGCTGTGTGCCCGTGCCGATCGCACCATCATCGTTGGATTCCGTGCGCACGGCACCCGGGCACGGGTAACGGATGCGAAGGCACGTCGCATCATCCCCATTGTGAAAGGATGAACCATGCCCCTTGATCTATTGACCATGCCCGCCCCTGATGCTGAACGGTTAGCCTACTCTGAAGGGTTCACGGGCACTGCGCAGCTATTCGCCCGTATCGATGAACTGCAGCGTGCACTGGGTGAGGCCATCGCCGAAAACGAATCCCTGAGGGATGAACTCATGATCAGGAAATGGGAAGACGACTACAGGGACGCAATTGAATGATCACACTATCCGTGATCGTCTCGCTGGCTTTTGCGGCCCTCCGTGCCCTTTTGCTCTTCATCGCATCCCTGATCAAACCCTGACCCCTGCAACCCGCCCCCGGCTCACCCCGGGGGCTTTTTTGACCCCTTGAAGGATAAACCCGCCATGAACCCTAAACCCTCACCCAGTGCCCCCGCCGGGGGCTTTTCTGCAACCCTCGCAGGGTTCATAGCCCGCCGGGGTCTCGATGAACCCGCAGCCGCCGGACTGCTAGGCGTGCCCGTCTTCACTCTGCGCAAATGGACCGGGGGCACCCGGGCACCCAGTGCCGCCGCCGTGCGGCTTTTGGACGTCCTGAGCACACTCGAAGCACTGGCGCCCGCCATGCTCGATGCCCTGACGCCCGAGCCCGTGGCGGCTGCCCCTAAGCGGCCCCGGGGACGACCGAAGACCAAGGCTGACTAAGGCTCCGAACTAACCGTTAGCCCTCTGGTTTTAAGGCTCCGAACTAACCGTTGACCCTCTAGTTTTAAGGCTCCGAACTAACCGTTGACCCTCCAGTTTTAAGCCATCGAACCAATCATCAACCCAACAAGAAAGGACAAGCATGACGAACGAACAGTTTCAGAACCTGTGCAACACCTACGGGTTCGCACCATCTCGCGCATTGCGTGAACTCCTCGATACGGCCATCGCACAATCCCGTATCACCGGTTCACCACACTGCGAACGATCTTGCGAGGCCAACGCCTTCCAGATTGAGATCAGGCGGCTCAAGGCTCAATTGAGTAAGGATGACTGGAAATGATCACATTACGCAAAGCCGCCCAGCAGGCGCTGGAAGCGTTGGAGGCAGGCGGTGATTCTTGGCGTCTGATCGGGCCTGCGATCGACGCTCTCCGCGCCGCGCTGGAGCAGCCGGAGCAGATGAACTATTTTGAGGTGCAGCGCATCGCCAAAGAGCGCGGGCTGGACTACAACAAATTTGCTGCCGCGCTGCGCGCTTATCTTGACGCCCGCGCCATCGAGGCCGCGCTGAAGGAGCGCAACGCATGATCACCGCCAGCAACCTCTACAAGTACGCCCCGTCTGACTTCGCCCGATGCGCAGGCTCAGGACGCGATGAGTGCGCATCGTGCACACGAAACGTGGAGATCAGCCCTGTGCACCCGAGCACCACTCGACAGGTCTGGATCGGGCGCTGGGAACTCGATGAACGCTGCCCCTCCCGCGTACCGCTGCAAGGCGCAGCATGAAGCAAAAGGCCCGGTCATCCCGGGCCTTCTTCATTCATCCATCGTGTCGGGGTCATACCCCTTGACCAGTTTGCGCTCGTAGCCCTTCTCGTAGGCGTGGCGGTAGATGTAGTCCGCGTGACGCTGCTTGGCCTTGATCACCTTCTCGCGGTACGCCTTGAACATGGCCGGCAGTGACGGGTTGATCGCCCAGGTCACGCGCTTCTTGTGCAATTCACTCTCCACCTGCACCGCCCACCCGGCCTGCTCCAGCACCAGCATGGCGTCCATCACCGCCTGATCCTTCTGCCAGTCGGTCTTGCCCTCCAGCGGACGCCGTGCTGACTTCTTCAAGGTGCGCAGGTCGATGGTCTGCACATCGCCGCTGATCTGGATGATGTAGTCGATCACCCACTGCTCGAAGTCATTCGTGATCGCCCCGCCCACCTCGCCCAAGGCGTAGCGATACGCCGGGATCACATAGCCTTTGATCAGGCTCACAACCCTGTGCACCACATCGACCTGCACCTGGGGCGCGAACGGTGCCTCGATGAGGTGGAACATGAGGATCAGGCGCCCTGCAAGGCCCTCCAGCTTGCCGAAGGCCGTCATGTACTCGGTGCCACTGTCCAGCACCCGCTCGTCCTGTTTGGCCTCCTCGTACCACGCCTGGAACTCGCGGAAGGCGGTGAACGCCTCGGTGCACAGGTGGTAGGTCTGGGGCGGCAGCGCATAGGTCAAGCGCAGGGTGTTCTCCCAAGCCCCAGAACTCGTCATGTACTCGGGCACAGGGTGACCCAGCTTCGTCTTGCTCCCGCGCAGCACAGCGGGTATAAACCGCTGCAACAGGCCATCCGCTGCGAGAGAGGCCAAGTTTTGCCTGAACACTTGGGGCTGGATGTTCCCGTAGATGCTGACAGCGAGGTTCTCGCAGTAGATCGAGCCAGCACCCACGCGGTCCATCTCGTAGTGTTCTGACTCGTAGCTGACAACCCATGCCGAGCGATCCTCGCCGCTGGTCTTGTCCGTCAGCTTGCGCACCCATGAGTTCATCTCGTCGAGGTGGCACAGCAGGCCACGCGGACGATCAGCAGCTTGCCGCACCAGCTTCTGGCTGGTGATGTCGCTGACCGTGATCTTCAGCGGCACGGGCTGCGGGGGCATCTCGGGCACCGTGGGCGCCTGATCACCGCCCAGCATGGCCTCGGGGCTGGCGCTGAACTCTAAAAACGCCTTCTTGGCGCTAGCGTAGGCTGCCTCCTTACCCTCCCAATCGAGCAGTTCCTTGCCGTACCGTGGCCGGTCCTCGGCCTCGATGTTCTTCAGCGGCGACAGCATGGGCCGCGACCCGGGTGACTTCTTGTCCGCTGG